GTGTCACTGACCGCTCAGCTCGGGGGATGTTCTAAGCCCGGTGGAGAAACAGAGAAACAGGCCGGCGAATCATCGCATGTCAAACACGGCACAAACGGCGGTTATCATTATGATATCGTTAATAATAAAACTCTCCGTCCTTTGGATATGAGTCCTTGCGTTTCGAGAGGAAGCGTTACCGACATATCCAAGCTCATGTATTCGGTGACTTCTGCAGAAGGAGTTTGCGGCTCACCGTCGTTTGACCAAACTGGTAAAGTTTTTGGTATACATGTTGCTACCCCTAAGACGGGTAAGGAAAATTTCTTTGAGGATGTCTCGCAAAGTAGTGCTTTGTATCACTTTTTGTCTTCTGCGGAAGCAAAAAACTTGCGTGGCATCGCGACGTTGCCTCCACAGTAGAGTATTTGGAGAGGACTATGTCTGAATTCAATTGCTGGTCTCGTATCAGTATGAATAGAGTTCAGAATAACATAAAACTCCCCTATATATTCTCTGTTGGTAGAAGCGTTGCGTATAAGGACCCTTATGAACCCTCTGCTGATAATTTATCAATGAAATGGTATAATTCGTTGGCAGAACCATTTAAATTGACTCACACTCCCACGGCACCTACATACAGAACTGGTTTAGCCAGTTTTGCTGAATTTGCTCGTGATTATTCTTTAATAGATTCTTCTTTATTGGATGTTGTCGATGAATGGATGGACAAATTGTTGTTCAATATGGATGTTCCTAGGGTTTATAGTGACGATGAGGTTGTTGGCCATATGGTTAAAACTACATCGGCAGGTTTCCCCTTTAAGATGGAAAAACAAAAGTTTCTTTATCATACTAATTGGTCAGATCATATTGATTTTGTAAATAACCAATTAGATAATAATTTTGATCCTTTTTGTTGGCAGTGGTCACAAAAATACGAATTACGGCCGTTAGAAAAGGCTCGCCTTGGTAAGATTCGTGGTTTTTGTGTTAGTCCTGTGGACCATTGTTTCCTATCTTCAAAATATTTTGCTGACTTTAATGAAAAGTTTTATGAGTTGAGTTGTGATCCAAATTTTCCTTCAGCAGTCGGAATGTCAAAATATAATGGTGGTTTTAATGAGCTTGCTTTAAACTTGCTCAGATTTCCCAACATTTATTATTCCGATTTTTCGAAATTTGATACCACAATCACTCCTCAACTTCTTTATGATAACTTTATTATGAAGATGAAGCTCATACATCTTTCGCCATTGGAAAGACGAAGATTGGAAAAATTAGCTCATTCCGTTATATTTTCCAAAGTAGTACTTGAAGATGGTAATGTTCATGTAAAACAGGGTGGAAACCCATCAGGTCAATCCAACACAATTGTTGATAATACCTTAATTAATATTAAGTTATTTTATTTGTGTTTTCTTATGCAAGCGATTACTACTGGTAATACCAGAAAAGCAACTTTGGCTTACATTAGAAGTAACATGTTTTTGAAGTGTTATGGAGATGATGCTATTATGTCCTTTTCCGATGATCTTAATTCTTTCTTTAATGGAAAGGTTATTGATCAAAGAATGACTGAGTTAGGATTTCTCATTAAAATAAATCATGAGCCCTGTGGAATTCTAGAAGCAGAATTCCTCAGCCACAAGTTTGTTAAGTATGGTGAAGTTTACCTTCCATGTTTAGATGAAGATAAGGTTTTATCTTCTCTTGTGAAGGGAGCTTATAATGACAATCCATTATATAACTTGATGAGAGCGCTTAGTTTGCGCGTGGAGAGTTGGCCCTCTCTTCGTTGTCGTGCTTATATCCGAGATTACATCCGGTTCTGTTACAGTGAGTGTCAACAAGAATTGCAAGGATATTATGAATTAGCAGAAGACCAACGTATTGATTTAGAAAGTTTGAAACAATTGTGGTTTACTGATAAAGAGATTTTAGATCTCTATGTCGGATTTGAAGGAAATGGTAGCGTTTTAAATAGATTTAGCCAATTTAAAAATCAATATAGAATTTTTGAATCTGAATTAAACGTAAATGTCTTCGACTAGAGCACAAAAACAACTAGAAGCGATTGGAAATCGCGTCGGTATCTCTGAAGCGGGTAAGGCTTTTCTTACTGCTTCAATAGATGGTTTTCACGACGAACCAATCCAGGACCTTCGTGGTATTCCTGATGGGGTCAATAGTAATTCTATTGTTCAACAGGTTAAAGCTACGATGACAATTCGAGCTCCGGCTTCGGCAGCTGGAGCCCAATGGGATTGTCACGTTGAGTCCTTGCCTATTATAAAACCTACCTTTGAGGATAAGGGTTTTAATCCCTTTATAAAGAGTTATCCATTACAAAATAATGATACTAACGCTATTCTCAGAGATACTAGTTTTCCACAAACTCTACCTCTTGGAAGTATTGTGGCTAATACCAACAAGAGTACTGTTCCAGCGACGCCCATTGGTGTTTTTGGAGGTACTCAAGCTGGTCAAGAGAGAGCTGTGCTCAACCCAGCTTCTAACTACACCAATGGTGCTTATCGTATTATTGCTAAGGCCTATGAGGTAATCTCAGCTGGTCCTACTTTATATGAATCTGGTACTGTAACAATATGGGGTCTTCCTGTTGCCAATGGGCAACAAACTGAAAATTATAATGTTACTGGTGTAGATAGTACGTCTACCTCGAGAGGGGGTACGCGAAACTTTCTTAGACTTCCAGTTCTGCCGCTTACTGCTGCAGACTGTATGTTAGTTCCTAGTGCTCAACAATGGAAAACTAAGAAAGGTGTTTATATGGTTGATAGACATAACGACCCTACTGTCTCTACCTTCGCGGGTAGTGGAGTATCTGGGCTCGTTATCACAGAAACTTTGGGTAATGACTCTGTAGGTGGTCTTTATGGTTCCAAAGTTTGTTATACCACGTCCCAAATTAATACTGAATTGGCAGATTTTACTACTATTAATCCGAAGTATACAACTATTGCTGTTGCTCCGAATGGTGGTGATATTGAACCAATGAACTGTGGTGGTGTCTTTTTCTCAGGACTTAATGAGCAAGATGTCCTTCAGGTGAATGTAATCTGGTATATTGAGCGTTTTCCAGATTCGAGTAACCCAGATCTATTGGTTTTAGCAAAACCAACTCCATCTTACGATCCTCATGCTTTAGAGATGTATTCTATCATCATGGCCCAAATGCCATGGGGTATGATTCAAGAAGCTAATGGTTTCGGAGATTGGATGAAGGATGCTGTTGAGACAATCGCTGATACTGTAGGGCCTGTCCTCTCTGCATTACCTGGTACGGCCGGAATGATAGGGAAGATCGGAACTATTGGCGGTAAACTCTTGAAGGGATCCCGAAGTGAGGCTGATCGCGAGCGTGTTCAACCTCCGTCAGTCTATTCTGCGAATGGGAGACAACCTTCTTTTATCGAGGAAGTTCCTCGTATTAAGATAGTTGAGAAAAACTCTCGTCCAAAGAAGAATGTTGTGAAGAAAGAGGCGAATCTTTTGAAGAAAGTTTCTCGCGCCCTTTCGAACAAGCCAAAGAAGAAGAAAAGGTAGATCTAGGATATGAGCCTAGTGATTCTTTAGTTAGATTCACGAATGACTCATACTGGGATTATGTTCCTTCCTTCTTCAAAAATTCCTTCGGGTGAATTGTCATCTAAGACGTGC